GTGAGGCGGGTTCTAGGCCCTGCCACACGGTCATAAGCGCTGGTCGGCGCTCGTCGTCGGTCGGCGCAGGGGGTTTTTGCAACACCCAAACCGATGTAAGGCTGATCAACAGCGAAATAGCAACTTTGCCAAATATTGTCATAGATACCTACTTTCCCGTAGGTGACCAGCCTAAACAGGTTGCGTCGGTCGTGTGGGGGATACCCCGAAAACGGCTTGAAATGCCTGTTTTGCGGCCTGCGGGTCGTTTGCTAGTCGCGGGTCGACCTCGACATGCCACCAGTCGCCGCTATCAAACTTGCCGCCTATCCATGTGCCGCGATCGCATTTCCACGACCTGTTCAACGCGTAGTCGATCACAAGTTGTATGCCGAGCGTGTCGGCATTGTCTAACAATTTGTTGATGTATGCAAGCGATATTTTGCGGCCGTCTTGCCTGCCGCGTTTTTGTTGCGCCTGCCACCTGTACGACAGATCGACTGCAAGCCCGCGCGCATGGTTGCTGACGACGCCCGGTTTGCCGCGCATGTCGCGCACGACCCACACGCCGTTATTCCACAAACTGCCGTCGCTGTGCCTGCAACACAATTCAACCCATTTAGCCATGCCCGCTTTCGGGCTGGTCACGACCGGCTGTTTGCTGATCGTGTACGGTCGCGTCATTTTTTGTCTTTAGGTATAAAGAGGCACGCTAAATCAGGGTCGCCGATCTTTGTTGATATCCACGCGAGCACGCTAGAAATAATCGGCACAAGCAGGGCGATCAGCGCCGGGTCAACGTTGTTTGTCGTGGCAAAATATATGAACAAACCGATCAAACCGCCTTTAGTCGTTTGGTCGCCAATTTGTCGGTTTTTTTTGTTTATTTTTTTGTCAGCCATGTCACGGTTCTACAGGCTCGGGTGCTGGCGGCGCTACAAACACATCGTTGATCGAATCGTATGTGTAGCCAATGCCAGCGTATATGCCCCGAATGTTGTTGTTGTATGAGGTGCGTTTGCAGGTCAGCCCTGCGTGCCACGGTTGCGACTCGTAGAATTGCTCCCACGCCTCTGTCGAACCGCCGACAGGTGTGCCGTTGTCGTCTTGCGTAATGTTTTCATCAACGCCCGTAATCACTTTGACCACGATGTTGTTGCTGTCGATAAATGCGTAATGCGCCATTATGACCAACTTACATTTCCTGAACCTGCGGTAATTGTTGCAATCGTATTTGAACCGCTGGTCGTTGTTGAACCTGTCAAACCTGCGCCGATCGTTATTGTGCCTGCGCTTGTCGCAAACGACAAAATGACGACGCCGCTACCGCCCGCCGCACCTGAACTTGTTGAAGCGTCACCATTAGCACTAGCACCACCACCACCGCCAGTATTTGCCGTGCCTGCCGTTGGACTATTGGCACCGTTTCCACCGCCACCAGAACCGCCGCTTGCGCCTGTTCCGCCACGACCAGAACTATTACCGCCACCGCCGCCACCGGCGCGAGTAACTGAACTGCCGGTGATCGAATTGCTTACACCGTTGCCGCCAGCACCGGGCGCGTTGTTGTTGCCGACAGTTCCAGCCACGCCAGCGCCACCACCGCCAGCACCGTCGCCCGACGCTGTTCCCGCACCGCCTGCAAACCCTTGACTTTCCATAGTTGCACCGCCGCTATTCGCACCACCGCCGCCACCACCCGACCCGCCTTTATTGCCTGTCGTGTTAAAACCACCACTACCACCAAAAAACGCCACACTCAAATTAAATTTTGAAAAATTGCCGTCTGAACCGGAAGAACCGCTACTAGTACCGCCAGCGCCGCCAGCGCCGACGACGACACGATAATTGGTACCTTTAACGACTGTGTAGGCAGGTTCTAATGCCGAACCGCCACCCGTTGAAGCCACGCTTGAAATATGTCCACCAGCGCCACCGCCACCACCAAAACGACCCGCGCCACCGCCGCCGCCAGCAACAATCAAATAATCAACACTAAAACCTGCTACCCCTGACCCGGGAAAAAATATAAAGGTTGACGCCGACAATGCAAGTAGCGTGCCGCCTCCGTTTTGCGCCAATGCCAATGACCCGCCTGTGCTGACCGTCGTGCCTGCGCCTGCGGTGATCGTGCAAGTGCCTGCGCCCTTGTTAGCGATAAATATTGACTCGCCTGCTGCAAACACGCTGTTTGGCACGGTGATCGTCGTCGACGTCGCCTTGTTCATAATTACACGCTCGCCAATGTCGCCAGCGACCAACGTGTAACTGTCGGTTTTGTCGTTGATAATAAGCGTGCTTATGTTGTTAAGTTGCGAAGCCGTCAAAACTTGGCCTGCAATAAACGGAAACGGTGTCGCCATGTCGCCTACTTTACCCTATGTGCCTAGCACGTTGTCGGCATCTATGATGCCAAACGTCAGGTCGTCAAGTATCAACTCGTAGACCACGATCGTCGGGGCCGTAAACAGGGTAATGGCATGGCCCCGGTCGACGCTGATCGTGTGCTCGATGCCCTCGATGCTCAGGTCTTGCGCCAGTTCGGTCGTGCCGCCGCCGCTAGCAAACGTCTTTTCTATAGCGATCGTGTCGCCGATCTCAAGCGTCGCGGCCACGTCTTTTTGCGCCGTAGTTAACAGCATCATTTCGGTGTTCAGCGACGTGTAGCGGGCCTCAGGTTCGGGGTCGAGCAAATATGTGGCGAGCGCCAGCGCCGCGCTGTCGTCGTGCAGCAGGCTGTCGGTGATGCTGTAGGTTTGCACAAAATATTTTGCCTGACTGCCGGCGTCGTCGGCGATCTGCGGGTTATTGCTGGCCAGCGTCTGCACGACCGCCCGGTTTGTCACCTGATCAGCCTCAAAAGTTATGCCGACGCCGTTGTATTTAAAGTTCGTGCCGTCGTCGTGAAAATCTGCAACGGCTGGGTCAAGCGTACTACCCAGCCTGCTGTCGAACGTCAAATTGCCTTCACGCGATATATAGAGTCTGCCCTGCTCGGCCTCGTTGATCTGCGAACAGTAAGCCAGCACGTTTGTACCTTGCTGCACGGTGAACGCGGCCGCGCCGCCTAGCGTCTGCGTGCCTGTGGCTATGTCGCGTGTCGCCGGGTAGTTGACCTCGGGCAGATCGAGCACGGCGGTCAGGCGCGCGCTCGACAACTGCTCGCTGACGTTGAACTCGTCCATGTACGTTTGCGCCAACAAATAAAAATCGTCGGCGCAATACACGGTCACCGTGTCAAGACCGCCCAGCGCAAAGTTGTAGTTGTAGTTGACAATTACGCCTTTGAACAAAAATTCTTTGACGTTCGTGCTGCTGTAGCGCGCGAGTTGCACGCGACGCATCGGCGCAAGCCCCGGCTGCTCGTCGGTCGGGTCGTAGTACGGGCTGTCGGTGTCAAACGGGTTGAACACGCCGGTCGTGTCGAGCATCGTGAACGTCATTGTGCCGGCGCTGAACTGGTCGCCTACGTCGCGGCGACCGCGCCGCACGTTGATCACGTTCACGCCGTCTGTCACGTCGGCGAAATCCGTCGTGCCGTCGAGCACAAATGTCGTGCCGTCCAAGATTCCTTGCGTCGCGCTGTCAAGCGTAAACGCATCCTGCACGAACCCCGTGTCTATTTCGAGCGTGTAGTTGCCGCTGTTGATGACCGCTGTGCCGGGCATTATTCCGCGATCTGCAAGTCAAGCGGGCCGTTCGTGCGCTGGTATGCCAGCAGGCTGTTCAGCACGCTTTGGCCGATCTCGGCGCTCGTCGACAGGCCGCCCGTCACGTTAATCGTGACAGGTGCGCTTTGTCGCGCGGCGATGCGCTCAGCCACGCCGAACGTGGTCAACGCGCCGACCTGTGCGCCGCCAACCGCCATGCCGCCACCGCTGACAACCGCAGCGCCGCGACCGCCGCCGCCGCCGCCCCCGCCGCCGCCTCGCACGCCAACAGGCGCGGCAAACGTCGGCACGGTCACGCCCGCCTCGCGTGCCGCACGGTCGGCCGTGCGCGTCTCGGCCGCCACCGTCGTCGCGCTAGTCGACGCGCCGCCCGCGCCGATACGACCCAACGATATTGTCGGCAGTTTGCCTATATCGCTAAACGGGTTCAACAAGTTAATGCCGCTGATGATTGTGTTGATTGCGTTAATAAAACTGTTGGCAAACAATTCAAACCCTGCGATCAGGCTGTTTAGCACGATGTTTACGATGTTGCGAAATGTCTCGAATTTTGTGTACGCGATCGCCAGCCCAGTCACGACCGCCGCGATGCCGACCGCAATAAGACCAAACGGGTTTAACGCCATAGCGATATTGACTGCCATGATTGCGGCCGCCACGCTGGATATCGTGCCTGCAATAATTAAGAACGCTGTCGGGTTGCGTTGCGCCCAGTCTGCCATTGCTTGCAAAAACGGCAACACTTTTTGCAACACGGGCAGCAACGCCGCACCGATGCTTTCTTGTGTTTCAGCCAAACTGTTTTTTAATATCTTGAATTTGCCTGCCGCGGTTTCTGCCGATCGTGCGGCTGCGCCACCAAAATTGTCGGACAACGCCAGCATCACCGTGTCAAGCGACGCGCCCTCTTTGATCAGCCCGGCCATTTCGGGCGACAACGCGCGCAGGCCCCGCATGTTGCCTGCGTAGGCTTTGCTTAACGCGTCGCTGACCGTCGCCAAATCTATGCCGGTAGCAATTGACACGTCTTGCGCGAGCGTCAAGGCGTCGGTCGCGTCGCCTATGTCTTTTGTGCCGACCAGCAACGCTGCGAACGCCGGGCGCAGTTCGCTGTCGGCCGTGCCGGTCGCCCTCGACATGGCGGC